TCCCAATTACACAAAGCACGGCCCAAACCATCAAACAGCGGCTGCGAGCTATCCGGCTAACCGGCTCGCTACCTCGTGTTGATGGTAGTGATGCTGTCAAGCAAGGAGCGTAATCTTGAGCGTTTCAAACAGGTTTCACACACCTGTGCATAACTCCTGTGGATAACTTTCTCATTGGCTTAACTCAGCAATCCGAGCATCATCAACAATCTTGATGCCAAATGTGCCACATCCCATGCATTGAGCAAACCACTCATGATCTGTTAATTCAACACCTTTTTTTAATCCAAAGCGTTGCTTAGGCTTTCCGTAAAGCTTCTTGCAAATAGCGCAATCAAATTGAAGGATGTGCATAGTTGCTCCTAATCAATGTCTCAATGGGTTGCAGATTAACCTGTGGCACAGTCCAATTGTCTTGGCTGGTGTTTTTGTATCGCGGCTTTTTAGCAATAGTTACTGGCATCCAGCCTACGATGTGCATCTTTGGTGCGTTTCCAACAACTAGCACCGCAATGTCACGATCTTCTCTATCGCTTGCCTGTATCCACAAATTGCTGTTGGGATTGGCTGACCATTTGACTTCAATGTGTTGGCCCACATCGGCCTTGGATTTATCCCATGTAATGCCAGGCTGATAGTCATAACCCAATCGCTTGGCCACTACTAGCTCAGCCAGCATTGATTCGCCCATTTGTGCCACATACTCAAACCATGACAGGTTTTTGACAATGCGTGAGCTGTGATCTGCTGATCTATCATGGCAATGTGAAATGGCTGCGAGCATACATTGCACCTCCTCAATGCGATCTATCATCGGCAACCTCCACAAAACCAAATAATGTTTTCTGTGCGGTCATAACCTTTTTGATAGCCAAATTGGTCAAACTTCATGAGCTTTGAGCATTTGTCACATTGCTCTACTCGATATTCGGCAACAACTTTGCCTTTAAATAGAAGCTTGGCCATGCGTGTTTGAGGATTTATAATCTCCATGTATTCGCTCATTAAAACATCAACCAAATCATCACACTCAAAAGCATTATTTCAAAGATGGTCAATAATAAAATCAATCGTTTTTTTGTCATGATTAGACCTGTGGCTTAAATGTGCCATCGCTGGTGAGCACATACCATGCTGGTCTGCATTGCTTCTCTTTGATTTTCTCGTTGCAAAAGTAGCCAGCCCATGGCTTAGGCGCATCGGGTTTGCTTTGATTCCATCGCATTGATCCATGTGAGCAGCTTGGCACGGCTTCCGGTGTGCGTGTTTCGACTGCTTCTTCAGCTTCTTCTCGCGTTTGATAGCTTGGCACATCGCCAAATTGAGTTGCCCAATGGTCATAATCCATTGCTTTTGGTGACTTACCATTGACCTGTGCCATAACCTCCTGCGTAGCCTTTTCAGTTGCTCCTAGCACTAAGGCCATGACACGCATCAAAGCTGAGGTGCAAGTATCTTCGACCATCCAGCGCCTCATTTTTTCTGAGTAAGCTGCTAAATAGCCATGCGCATAATCAATGCCAGCCGGATCCATTTCTGTCTGATTACGCCAAGCTTTAGCCTGTACCAGCACATAGCCTTTTTCAGAGTTAAATTCAATAATGTGCGCTTCAAGCCTGCCTTGCGGATATGTGGCAATCCATCTGTCAGTCCGCTCTTTGTTGCCTTCGTATGAGTCCATGAACGCCATTAGCGCACCGCCTGAGATGATGCGTGGCGCTTAACTGCTTTGCCTCGTTGATAGCCATCTCTGTGGCCTTCTTTGTAGCCAACTGAATAGCTGCAAATAGCCCACAAAATGCAGGCCACTAGCATAAATATAAACAACCCAATTTCACCTGATGTCATTTTTTTGCTCCCGTGGGAGCCTTGTCGAATGCTCCCAGATACAGAGTGACAGGCAAGGCCGACATTTTCAAGAATCCCGCCTAAATTGTGGCGTGTCGCTACTTCTTCAAAGCTATCTCAATGAGTAGTTGATCTAGTCGGTTTTCAATCCTGCTGACTTGATCTTTAAGACTGTTGCCGCCATTCGGTTGCAGTTCCCGCATGATCGACTTCACCATGAATCTCATTGACGAATAGATGGCAGTCAGCACCGCAAGAACAAGCCCACCAACCGCCGTCCATTCGCCTACGCTCATTTTTTGTTGCCGAAAGTTACATCGTTAGGATTAGCCCATCGAGCTAGTACAGGCACAAGGCCAGCCACTAAGCCCAAAGCTAAATCCTTGGGATTTGTATTCCCGCTCATCCACACGGCCAGCGCACCTGCCACAGAGCTTCTTAACCATGATGCCAGCATTGATTTTGCTTGTTCCATTATTTTTCTCCTTTGGGTCTGTCCGGTAAATCACCGGTAAATGAGACATAAGCCGGACGGCCATATCCCACAACAAATGATCGCGCTCCCAAAGTGCGTGACTTAACCATCACTTCACCGCCATTGCGTTGATCTCCACCAGAACTGGTGTTGCCTTCAATCGTCACAATTTGTTTCTCCGATACTCGAATCACTAAACCAATGTGATTGATGGTCACTTTGTCATCAATAACAAAATCAAAAAACACAAAATCTCCAATCTTTGGCGTTTTATGCCATTGATTGTTTTTCTTAAATGCCTCAGCTCCCGCTTTGGTACTGACCACATTTGGCACTTTCACGCCGGCCTGATCTGCGCACCAATTAAGAAATGACCCACACCACGGCAACTTGTCTGCTTTCATGTGTTTGCCATACTTTGTCTCGTTAATTCCAGTCTCAGCTACGCCATTTTCAGCAAGCGCAACCTGAATCAAACGAGGCAATGTGCCTTGCGGAAAACTAGACACTCAAAGCTGCCTTTAATTCCTCGACGGATAAGCCCACGCTTGCAAGTTTCTCAGCAAGTGTTGGTTCGACTCGTGCGGGCGGATTGTGTGCATCTAGTAATGCCTGAGCTTGCTCGGCGGTAATGTCTCCTGAGACATAAAAACCATTTTCGCGAGCGAATAAATCGCTGCCCGTTTCATTCTTAAATATCTCGGAATTAGTTAGCTTATTAGGCGTTTTCACTTTGTGTTCCATATTTATGCTCCTAAGTATTGGACAGAAAAAAATGTTGGTACTGTAAATGAATTAGTGCCATAAAAATCAGAACTTGCAGCAACATAGGCCATGATTTCAACATAATCACTAGCCGCTAGTGATAGATCAATGGTTTGTGTCGCAAAAGCGACCCCACCGGCTGCTGTTGAAAAAGCATAACCTTGATTAGCTTGAGTGCCATTCTTAAAAAACGCAAAACGATAAAAATTTGTATTGCTTGAAATAGTAGCAAAATTAAATCTATATTTGCCTGCGCTTGGCACTGTTAATCGTGAGTTATTTGTGGTGTTGTCGTGATAAGAATTAGTGTCATAAGTTTCTGCTTGAAAACTTAAAGCAATATAAGTAGTGAGTGTGGAAATAGTTTGCGTTGCATTTTTTGTAACAAAAGCACCGTTAAAAGTAGGCGCGTTTGTAATCCATTTCAACCCAGTAGCTTCTGCCGAATCAGCTGAAAGAATTGTGTTATTTGCGCCGACTGGCAATCTGGCTGGTGTATCCGCTGCCGTTGCAGCAATTAAATCACCTTTTGCATCCACAATTGCATTTTGGATTGCATTGGTGTCGTCGGTTGTGACCCATGTAAAATCCATGTCTGCATTTGTTGTTTTTGATAAGACTTGGCCTGTTGTGCCACCTAATAAATCAGCCATTGATGTGGCAACAGCTTGGCCAAAGACTTCAAAGTCAGCAGGCAAATCCGTAACTAAATCAGTCGATTGTGGCATTTGCCACGAAAATGGGGTGGTTGGGTTTGAAATTTTAGTTACCTCCTAAGCAACGATTGTGGCATTTTGCCATTGTAGAACATTTGAAACTGTATTCCATGCCTCTGCGATATTTACATCTTCCCATTGCTGAGCAATCAAACTGTATGCCAACGGCGACATAATTAAGCTGATAGACACTCTGTTGTAATTTGTAGTAATTTGCCAACCTTCAACGAAGCCCAAATATGTGCCGGCAGCCATATTGAGTGGCAAATCTGACAACCTGACTGGCATACCCATAAAAACCGAGATAAGAGCATTTCGATCTGCATCGCTAATGTTTGGATTGGTCAATTCAAATGTAGTCTCCTGAAACATAAACTCTGGAAATGCTCTAATAGAAATATAAAAGTCAGCTTGATTCTCTGCATCAACTTGGTGTTTCACTGTTGTGGTAATAATTTGTGCCAAAGTGCCAAAAGTAGCTATTGATTGAGCATCACTAGCTGAAACCTCGTGATTTGAATTTGTGCCATATTTAAGTGTTATTTCATTTCTTACATCGCCAGCTCTAGATTGCATTGCTATGCCAGAACCCAAGGCATCTTTGGCCGTTAAATCAACATAGCCATTGGTTGTTAAATAATCTACGCGGTGATTTGCTGAGGCGTATGAAATGCGGCCTTGAGCATCCTCATAGATATAGCCCAATCCTGATGTGGCCAAATCTGACACTAAAGAATAAACATCTGTGCGGTCTGATGATCGTGCAGCTAGTTCATATTCACCTGGTCGATCAATTTC